TCGTAGTACAGCCGCACATAGCGGAGCAAGGTGATCCCCTGCGGGATCGGAATGACAATCTGCGCCCCGGCCACCAGCTCGGCGTTCAGCGCCCTCACGGTTACAAGATTGGCGTCATTGACCGTCGGCTCGGAAGCCTTGTGAACAACGATCAGATTCACCCCGGTTGTGCCGCCCGGAGCGGTTTCCACCGTCACAACTACAGCCGGAGGCAATCCCTTTTCCCAGCGAGGATTGGTCAGCTCGGTGTCGAGATAGTAGGTACTATCCGCATCGGCTCCCACCGACTGAGAGTTGCTCAGAATAAGCTTATGATCTCTGTATCCCATTTCGATCCACCTCCTAGATTGCCGTTTCGGTATTGACGATCTGGTCCGCCACCTGGACCGGGATGCCCCGGAACTGCAAGGTGGGCTTTCCAAAAGCGTCAGTGCCGCTGGTGTAGTTGACGTTGTTTTTATCTTTAACCTTGATATCCATCTGAGTGCGGATGGTGCGGTTGACGTAGATCCTGGTCATGGGGTTCTCGCCCATGTCCGGCAATCTATTGATCATGGTGATGAGATCATCGTCGTCAAAGGTATTGCTGGTGCCGCTGGTTTCCACGTTGGCGATCCGCTGCACACAGCGCTCGTCACTCACAAACAGGCCGCATCTCCACTTGAACTGCGTGACATATGCGACGTACTGCGTGGATGTCGTGACGCCGGATACCAGCTGCTTGCCCATGTCGTTGACTTCGATCCCGGCCTTGGTTCCCTTGGGATAGATCAAATGCACCTTGTCCGCACCCCACTCGATCAGCCAGATGGAGGTGGTGTCGGATCCTGAGCCGCCGCCCGACAGGACGTTGTAGTACCATGTGGAATCGCCATTGGGGTAGGTGCTGGTCGAAGCGAAAAGAGTCGCCAGGCCGTTGAAGCCCAGGTCGTCGTCGCCCAGCGAGCCGTAGAAGATTTCCTCCTCGACCGCCTGGGTGATCGCCTCAATGAAGGCGGCGTCTTTGCGCTGGCGCACTCCGGCGGCGTTACTGCCTGCCAGCTTGATGATCTCCTCGTCCACCTTGGACATAGTCTCGAAGAGAGACATCGGAGCGGTGATCTGCTGCTCCTTGTGCGCCTGATAGGTTACGCCGTCGTTGATCGCACGTTTGCCGACGGTCGGCAGGCTGGTGGTTCTGGTTCCGATATGGGTGAGTGCCTGATTGGCCTCCAGGATGGGAGCCTCTTTGATGACCGGGCTTTTCCTACTGAGCACCTCGGCAACAAAGAGTAGACGCCCATTGCTGGGGTCCATGTACTTCAAGAGGTCCAGCAGCGAATATACGCCGCCGATGTTGGTCTCTGTCATTTCTGCCTCCGATGATCATGTACCCGAGCACCGGAGGCAAAAAACGCCTACGATTGCTCGGCCATGCTTTCATAGTTCATGCCTATGCTGGGTTCACCCTCGCCCTTTCCAGGGGTGGGCGGAGGAGAAAAATCCTCGCCCATGGCTTGACCCACTGCGAAAATGAATCGTATCAGGGCCGGGTGGTTCCCAATGCCTGTCTCGTCAACGAACTTGTCAAAGTCCTCATTGCTGAACTTCTTCCAGCCCCGCTTGGTGTACTCCAGGTTTTGATCGTACTTGTCGCCCCACTCTTCCTTGAGCTGCTTCTCCGCTTCCTTGACGGCCTCTGTCTGCGCCGCCTCGTCCGCTTCGGTCAGCCCTTTGACGAAACCGTCCCACGCCTGGGCAATCAGGCCAGCTTGTTCCTTGTCCAGCCCCGCTTGATGAAAGATACCCCTGGCCCATTGAACCATCTTCTCGTCGTGCTCGACGCCCTCGGTCTGAGGGAACTCGTAATCGTCAGGTTTGTCAGGGATTCCCATTGCCTTGCGATACGAGGCCATCTCCTCGTCGCTCGCACCCTTTCCCGGTTTGAAGATCGCCTTACTCAGCTTGTCCTTGTTGGCAAGAGCGTCTTTTACGAAGGCCGTAGGATTCTCGAACTGCTTGACGTACTCATGCTCCTTGAACTCGTCTGAGAGCGCCGCCCTCCATCCCAAAGACTGCGATTGCTGGTTGTTGTCGCCTCCGCCTTGATCCCCACCTTGATCGCCGGTGTTCCCGGTCACTTGGCCGTTCACTTGGTCTGTCATTGCCTGTCTACCTCCTATTATTTTTTGTGCTTCTTCTTTCGCCTCTCAGCGCCGTGGATCTTCCCGGCGTTTATCGAGGCGTAGAAAACCTCTTTGCCTTTCTTCTCGCCGTACTCCTCTTTCATGCTGGTCAGTATGGTGCGTCCCTTCTTTGTCAGCGGCATCACACGATCCTTATCGTTTCATCCTTGAACTCTTTCACCAGGCCGTAGAACGCTTTTTCAATGGCCTTTGCCAGGTGCTCATTGCTTTCTATACAGAGTTCCTCCCTGACCCTTTGCTGCAACCGTTCCAGCAAGTCCTTCTCGTCACGCTGGAGCACTATCCTCACCTGGCCTTCCAGGTATTGCAGTATGGCGAATTCTAGCCTCGGCATTTACATCCTCTCGATGGCCTTGGTCAGCGGCTCCAGGTCTATGAGTGGCTGCCTGACCCACTGGAGGTGCTGCGTGTCCCATGCCCACAGGTTGACTCTCAAAGAGCCGGTTTCCGGGTCCGCCTTGAGCCGGGTGGGAGTCTCCCCCACATCGTCCACGGCCCCGGCCAGCTGGGTGCGCTCGATGCCGAATGCGCCCTTGACCGGCCTGCGGTTCCATTTCTCATGGTCTTTGTGGCCTTTGCCGTTAGCCATTACGAAAGCGCTGCGTGACCGTAGAAGCGGAAAATGAACTGACCGGCGGTGTATGTTCCCGCAGTCGCCGCCGTGTCGCCTTCCACCAGATAGATGTAGTCATCGTCCGTGAGACTGCCGGGCGTGGTCACCGTGTAGATGCAGGCCACGGCCATCCCACCGAAGTTGAGTTCCGCAGTCCCGGCTGCGCCGTCGTATTCCAGCGAACTCGAGTTCAATGCGATGTCGATGTCGGTCGTGGTATTGGTCCCGGCGGGAGCCTCCAAGCAGATCGCCTCCACCTTGTAGATGATGCCCCAGAGCGCCGAGGTGTACTGCGCCAGGTAGGCGGCACCACCGGCACCAAGGCCGATCACATCGTTCTGGGCGTCGCCCTTCACCTTGAGGCCGGTGAGGTCCACATGGATCGTGGTGATGATGTGATCGTCCATGGTCTTTCGGAAATGCCTCGGCGCAAACGCCGTGCCGATAGCGCCAGCCCCGTGAGCATCGTCCAGGCTCACGTTGAAATCCACGTTGCCTTGAAGTTTCATGTCGTCCTTGATTGTGGTCATGTCTCGTCGTCCTCCTGTGGGTTTTTCGGCGTTATGTTGGCCAGCGCTCTGGTTACGTCCTCCAAGGTATCTTCAGCCAGGATGCCGCACTTGTGCAGCACGGCGACCCCGACGTTGTACTCGCTCACCCTGACCATGTTCTCCGGGTCCAGCGTTTCGCCGAAGTGGCACATCTGCAAGATGTCCGCCAGCACCTCACGGCCCAGGTTGGTCTTCAGGAACAGCTCACGGTACTTGGCGGTCATGTCGTCCATCAGAGGTTGGTCCCTTCAGCCAGAAGGGCCATGGGTGACCCTTCCTCGATCTGCTTGCCCAGAGAAGGCGCAGCCTTGGCAAGCTCCGTTCCCTGCTCCACTGCCTTGTCTGCCATCATCTGCTGCTGGCGCATCTCCCTCAGCTCCTGGATGCTCTCCTTGTCCCTGAGCGCCTTGCTGGGGAAGCCGTTGGACTCCAGCAGCAATCGTGCTGTCTCGTCCGGGTCGATGGCGTCGATGCTCTCAGGGGCAATCTGGGCGAGCGGAAGGATGGCTTCCAGCCCCGCCCGGATCCCCTGGCTCTTGAACAAGCGCTTCTGCGCCTGACTCAATGGCCCCATGTAGTCGATCTCGAGATCCCGGCCAGCATAGTCGAGCAGGATCTGCGGAGGCTCGGGTATCCTCCCCGCCCTCCGTTCGATGGCAAATGCCCGGTCGTGGATGGGGTTGAGCGCCTCTGTCTCCATGCGCCCGATCCGTGGCCCCAGCACCGCCGCCTTCTCCCCGGCCATCTCGATCACCTGGGTGGCGGTGAGGTTGCGGTTCTCCATGGCCGCCTGGCTCAGCATCAGGAAGAAGTCAACGTGGTAATGCTCCCGGATCTTCTGATCCACCCGGTCCTGCTGATCCAGGGCGAAAGGCATCTGGATGTTCTCCTGGAGCGGCAGCGGGATCCTGTCCCTGGTCACCTGGCCCGGTATCCATGTCCAGCCCTTGGGTCCAGAGCGAACCATGCCCCGGAGGTCAGCGGGTCCCACCATGGGAGGCTCGGCCATCTTGTGTCCGGCGATCAGGTTGGTCCTGCCCATCTGGTTAGCTCGCATGATCTCGATGAGGGCGTGCCAGGCGGGAGAACGCCCGTAATACTCGTCGTTGTTCTTACTCCAGCGCCAGGTAATGGCCGGGTTCTCGTCGTAGCCGCTCTCGTTTAAAAGCTTCTTCTTGCCCTTGAGCACCCACACGCTGGCAAACGGTTTGTTCCTGGCGTTGGCCTTGTCCGGCTCATAGTCCGTGCGTGGGTAGATCCCGTGGACTATCTCCATCTCCTCGAACCGGTTCCGCTCCCACTTCTGGTCGAACCCCTCAATGGCGTCCTGCATGGTATCCCGGCCAAACTTCTCGACCAGCTGCTTGAGGCTGAGCTTGTACTCCCGGAAGACCGTGTCCACCTCGCCTGCTGCGGATTCGGCAATGAAGACCTCCCGGAAATGAGGCAGGCTGAATATGATCCTGCCAGCCATCATGTCCTCCTCGGCGATGGTCGTTACGGTGCCGATGCTGGCGGCGTCCCGGATGATCTCGGGAGCCTGGTCGTAGAGATTCGAGCGCAGGAACGCTGCGTACATCACCTCCTCGCAGGCCTCCAGCCACTCCTTGACATCAGGATACTCATCCATGCGCTTGCCAGCCCACGCCCTCATGCCGGATGTTCGTGGAAAGTTGAACCGGCCCGGCAAGGTGTACTCAAACCACCGGAACGCCCGGCTGATGCTGTACCCGGCCAGGCCGTCGGCCAGGAGGCCCAGGGCGTGGAGGCCGGTCGAGTCGTACATATCGTGTCCGGTCTTCTTGCCCTTCTGCCTGTGCTTGTTCCTGACGGTCCTGCGGCTGTGATAGACGTAGGTCAGGATGTCGTCTATGACCTCCTCGTATGGCTGCCGGATCCGGCGGAGGTGCTCCAGCGTTTCCAGACAGTCCTTGGCGATGTCCTCGTCTGTGCGCTTTTCGGGCATGATTTACCCCAGCGTTTTCTTCAAGACCGTGGCCTCTTCCTCCACTCCCTGCGGCCCGGTCAGTATGGTGGCCCGTCGCCCCTTCTTTTTCCTCAGCCTCTCCGCCTCAGCCTGGGCGGCGGCCTGCACCGCTGTGTCGTCCCTGGTGATCGGCTCAGGCGGCGGTGGCGGCGGTGGCGGCGGTGGCGGCGGTGATTTCGGTTTACGGAAGACTGATCCCATTAGTTCTCTCC